ATGTTTAAAGTAATAGGCAAAGAAAAAGAACAGTCATTCCTGACATTGGAATCAGCAATGCAACACGCAAAATCAATGAATGAATTTGTTACTATCAAAGGTGGCGAGTTTGAAATCGTAGGTATGTTTGGTGTTGACAGCATTGTAGACGGCAAGTGCCCGGATGGCATTGCATATGATTGGAACAAAGCAAGTAGAATCGGTGTGACCAAACGCCCTCGGTAAATAGTAAAAATACCAAACTTGACATTTAACAATTTATCTGTTATAATACAGTTTTAGCAGGAGAACATATCAATGGCTACAGTAGCAGGCATTAAAATTAAAATCAAAGCACCCCGTGTGGCGCGAATTGCTTTCGCGGATGAAAAGTACACTGGGTCCGAGCCTGAATGGTCAGAAGCTGCGGCAGATTGGGATAGTGACAAGTTCGATAACCTGCTACGTAAAAGTTTTTACTACTATAATTACTACTACAGTCAAAAAGATTGCAAGAAGTATGTAGTTGAGTGGATGCAAGAAACTGAACAGTTTACCAAAGATGAAATTAAAGCGTTCATTCGAGCTGGTGATCGGTTGCTGCCAATGACAGTGTGTAGTCTGGTTATGGCCAATCGTGCAGGTATGCCGTTTAAACCTCGACACATCGACTTTATCTATAGCTGCATTCGTGACGTTATTGTTAAAGCTGAACCCGAGTTGATCGAAGAGATCACGGCAGAAAAGCAAAAAGCATTTGTGCCGACTATCCAAGATCGGCTCAATGAACGAACTAGCGAAGTCATCGGAGAACTAGAAGGCATATTCGACGATATTGCAACAGGCACAAAGAATCCGACTAAACTGTACGAGTACTTGGTTGCCAATACAGTTGTGCAAGGGCAATTGGGAAAATACGAAGCATTGTATTCAGCTCGCAAAGTAGAACTACTTGCAGCACAAGGCAAAGAAGATGAACAGCTTAAAGAGGGCTATAGTAACTTTAAGTCCGCAGATTTTAAGCGTATGATTGCGTGGATTGATGATTTGCTAGCAGCAGTTGAACAGTATCGCGGAGTTAAGAAAGCTACTAAAAAAGCTCGAGTTAAGAAAGCACCTAGCAAAGAGAAGTTGATCGCGAAGCTCAAATATGCAAAAACTGATGCTGGATTGAAACTAGTTAGTATTAACCCTGCTGATATTATTGGCTCGGCCGAGCTTTGGATTTATAATACAAAGACACGTAAGCTGGGCAAATATGTAGCAGCAAGCTACAAAACATTGAGTGTTAAAGGTACAGGGATCGAAGGATTCGATGCAGATAAGAGTGTATGCAAGACTTTGCGTAAACCTGATGAGAAGTTGAAAGAATTTGCCAAAGCAGGTAAAATCCAATTGCGTAAGTTCTTAGATGAGATCAAAGCAACAGAAGCTAAACTCAACGGTCGAATTAGCGCAGATATTGTGTTACTCAAAGTAGCATAACCTATTGTGTCCTATTAGCTAAATATGGTTAATAGGACACAATATGACAGTAGCAATTACTCCCAATCTTCAAAACGATCTTAGCTTAAGAACACAAAACTTAGGCGGGCCCGGAACAATAAGCACAGATAGTGCTATTGCAGCTAACGAGCAAATTCAAACACTCAATCAACTACGTAATGAGATGACTAACTACATCAAATTGCGATTGGGTGATCAAATGGTAGATGTAGAACTAGATAAAGAACACTACGAACTATCGATTAAACAAGCACTTACTAAGTACCGTCAACGCAGTCAAAATGCAGTAGAAGAAAGCTATGCATTTTTGGACTTGCTGCCCGAGACACAAGAGTACATTCTACCTAACAACATTATGGAAGTGCGCCAAATTTTCCGCAGGGGTATTGGTTCTACAACAGGCACCACGGCTAGCCAATTCGAGCCATTTGCATCTGGGTACTTAAACACATATATGCTAGTTGCTGGCCGGGTGGGCGGGCTTACTAATTACGAATTGTTTACGCAGTATCAAAAATTGGCAATGACTATGTTTGGTGGGTATATGAACTATACTTGGAATCGAGTAACTAAGAAATTGTCTATTGTACGTAAAATTCCTGATGCAGGTCACGATTATTTTACTATACATCAAATTTCGTCATCCGGTACTGCTATCGGGAGTATGATTACTATTACTATTGGTAATCCGAGACCAGTACAGCCTAATGATAGCCTTTACATTTTAAATTGTCCTGTTGGCGGATATAGCGGGCAATATACTATTCACTCTGTTGATGATACAGGTACGATCATCAATGTACTAGCCACGCAGACATTGGCTGCAACGTCAGTTTCGGGCTATGCAATGAGTCAAACTAAAGTGTGGAGCCCAAATATCGACGGACTAAACAATAGCGAAAGTATATTGCTTTGGATTTATAACTATAAACCTGATTCGATGTTATTAAGTGACCCTATGGTTTATCCTTGGCTGCAAGAATATAGTCTAGCATTTGCCAAGAGTATGTTGGGACAAGCCCGTGGTAAGTTTGCATCTATTGCTGGCCCACAAGGCGGAACACAATTAAATGGTGCAACACTGATGGCAGAATCGCAAGCCGAGATGGAAAAACTAGAAGAAGAATTGAAGAACTTTGTTGACGGCGCGCAGCCGCTAACGTGGGTAACAGGTTGACATTAGTATAATAATTCTGCTAAAATGCTCTGTAATAGGAGCATTTTTTATGATTATAGGTATTTGCGGTTTTATTGGTTCCGGCAAAGATACAGCAGCAGACTATTTGGTTAACTTTCACGAGTTCAGACGAGAAAGCTATGCTAGCTCACTAAAGGATGCAGTGGCTGCGGTGTTTGGGTGGGATCGAACTTTGCTGGAGGGCCGCACTAAAGAAGCCCGCGATTGGCGAGAGCAAAAAGATGTTTGGTGGACTGAGCGCCTACAACGAACCGTAACACCCAGACTTATGCTACAACTGTGGGGAACAGAAGTTTGCCGCGTGGGGTTTCATGATGACATTTGGATTGCTAGTATCGAAAATAAGTTGCGAACCAGTAAAGATAATGTCGTAATCAGTGATTGCCGATTCCCTAACGAAATCAAGAGTATTCGCAACGCCGGAGGCAAGATTGTATGGGTGCAACGGGGGCAACTGCCGAGTTGGTACAACACAGCAGTCGCAGCAAATACAGGAAACCAAGAAGCAACTGACTCTCTCAAAGAAGCAGGTATTCACGCTAGCGAAACTAGCTGGGTTGGTACCGTTTTTGACTACACAATTGATAATAATGGATCAATTGATCACTTATATCATCAACTCAAAAGTCTGGTGTAAGCGGGCTAGGTTTCCATTTCACATTAGAATTCAATACTTCGACTTGACAGTTTAAGCAAATAGATTTTAAGTTGAACGTATCTGTATTTTTTAAGTTACCGTCTACGTGAAATACTGTTATTTGCTTATTGACTAGTTTGGATAAGAAGCCGCACTTCTCGCATTTGTTTTTCTTTCGATAACCGGCCTTATACCAAGGCGGTGGGATTGGTTTAATAGACTTGCCTTTTGCAATACAGCTACCACACATTGATCTGTATCTAATTTTATCGTTGGACTTGTAATTTACAGCTACCGGATTTACATTGCAAACCGGACAAGTTCCCCGATCCTTATCCGTCACTACCTTATTGTAACCAATGCCGGCTATATTTGTTTTATTGTAATATGTGGTATTGTTTTTGGCATCAACACTATGCAGCCACTTCGATTCGAGGCCAGGCAGCTCTGCAATAGTTAATGCTTTCTCGAGGGTTATTCTACTAAAGTTTTCAACTCCGTATTTTTTGATATCTCTAGTCAATGCAAGCCCGCTACCAAAACAAATATCTGATTCGGCGCCTATGTGGCTTCCAATATACTTCTTTCCAGTTATTTTATTGGTAGTTTCATATACAAAGCAAATGTAGCCCTTCATCCTTGTCCTTTAGTTACAAATATTTATAAAGGTTTTCCGAAAGGCTAGCTAAACTGGTGTTATTTCTGTCTAATCGATAAATATCTTTAACAGTTTAATGAGGATATGAAACATGGCTCTAGTTTCTCCAGGCGTACAAGTAACAGTAACAGATCAAAGCAATTATGCTCCAACATCCGTTGGCTCCGTTGCATATATTTTACTTGCTACAGCTCAAGATAAAGTCGCTCCGGGCGGCACAACATATGCAGCAGGCACTCTTAAAGAGAATGCAGGCAAGCTATATAACATTACTAGTCAACGTGACTTAGTAAATACATTCGGAACTCCGAGTTTCTATACTACCGCAGGTGGTACAGCGATTAACGGCGACGAACGTAATGAATATGGACTACTAGCTAGTTACAGCGCCCTTGGCGTAAGTAACAGTATGTTTGTTCAGCGTGCAGATGTTGATTTGAAACAATTGGCAGGAACTACGATCCGCCCGTTGGGAAAACCAACTGATGGTACATTCTGGTTAGATACTACAACGACAAATTGGGGTATCTATGAATGGAACTCTAGTGTACAAGACTTCTCGTTGCAGAATCCAATTGTCATCACTAGCAATGTTTATGTCGGCATCGACGGTATAACACCTCTTTCTAATATTGGTTCAATCGGCAACTATGCAGTTACTGCTGTTCCTGCTTCCGACGTTAACACATCTACTAGTAATGTATATTACAAAATTTATGATAATAGTTGGCAGTTAGTTGGTAGCACCGGATGGCAATCCGCCGTGCCTGCTGTTACTGGTACAACAACTAATCCTACATTTAGTACTAGTGGTACTATCTACATCAATGACGTGGCAGTTAATGTAACTGTTGCAAGTAATGTAGCCACTATTACATCGGACATTAATTCGGCGATAATTGCGGGTGTTTCGTCAAGAATATCATCTAGTAGTCAATTGATTGTTAGCGTGAATTCTTCTGCGGCCGGAAATGCTGCTGTTATTACAGCAAACACCACTGGTGGTAATACTGCACTTGCTTCGCTCGGTATTACACCAGGAACATATTATCGTCCTATTACGTCGATTACTCCATATTACACGGTACCGACTTGGCAAACATATTCTGCTACTCCGCGCCCAACAGGCAGTATTTGGCAAAAAGCCAGTGTATTGGGTGCAGGTTTAACTCCAATTCTTAAGAGATATAATGCAGCATCGGATTCATGGGTACAATTAACTGTAAATGA